CAATAATGGCTATTTCTCAAGCTATGTGTACCAGCTTTAAAGTAGAGCTCTTGAACGGCATTCATGCGTTTGGCACTACTGTAGTACGTGGTGCTACGACTGCTGACACATTTAAAATTGCGCTTTACACTTCTTCTGCGACGCTCGACGCGACTACAACTGCGTATTCCGTAACTAATGAAGTAAGCGGGACCGGATATACTGCTGGTGGTAACACGTTGACTAATGTAGCGCCAACTAGCTCAGGTACCACTGCGTTTACAGACTTCAACGACACTACTTGGTCTACAGCTACAATTACTGCAAACGGTGCCTTGATTTATAACAGCACTCAGTCTGATAAAGCTGTCGCAGTATTGGCTTTTGGTGGGGATAAGACTTCCACTGCTGGTGATTTCACTATCGTTTTCCCAACTGCTGACGCTAGTAACGCTATTATCCGTATTGCGTAAGGTAAATCATGGCCTCATCTAATGATTATATAGGATGGGGCTCTGGACCGTGGAGCAGGGGTAGATGGGGCCTTGACCTCATCGAAATGTATGTAGATGGTACTCAAGGCACCACAGCCGTAGGTACCGTTGTTGCATCGGCAGGAGCTACCGTCAATGTTACCGGGGTATCAGCTACAACTGCCCTTGGTAGTACTGCTGTAGTTGCTGAAGCCAATGTAGCTGCTATTGGCGTTTCAGGTTTTGGTAGTGCGGGCACAGTATCTGTTATTACAGACGCTAACATTGATGTTAGTGGGGTTGAAGCTACTGGTACCCTAGGCTCAGTTATAGTAGCTGCGGGTGCAAATGTCTACCCAACCGGTGTTGAAGCTACCGGTAATACAGGCGTTGTATCAGTTATCGGAGAAGCTAATGTAGCTGCGACAGGGCTACAAGCTACGGGAGCTACAGGCTCTGTATCCATAATAGCAGAGGCTAATGTATACCCAACCGGTGTGGAAGCCACTGGTGCGACTGGTTCTGTAACAGTAAGTGCAGATGCAAATGTGTCCTTAACGGGCGTATACGCAACTACTGCATTAGGCACAGCCACCGTAATTGGTGATGCGAATATATCTACAACCGGTGTTGAAGCCGTTGGTAGCATAGGTACAGCGACTGTTAGTGCAGACGCCATTGTACCTTTAACCGGGGTATCTGCTACCACAGCCCTAGGCACAGCGACTATTACGACTGGAGCAGGGGTAAGCCCAGTAGGGGTCGCAGCGACTGGCGCTACTGGCAATGTTAGCGTTATAGGTATAGGTAATGTAGAAGTTACTGGCGTTTCTGGTACTAGCAATTTAGGTACTGTAGAAGTAAGAAACGCACAAACAGTTAGTGTTACAGGGGTATCAGGGACTTTAGTACTTGGTACTGCTACTACAACTGCGGGTAGTTCTGTACTTGTAACAGGTGTAAGTGCGGTTGGTTATGTAGGGAATGTGTTGGTCTGGGGAGAGATAGTGCCTGACCAAAACCCGAACTATACCCCAGTAGTAGATAACCAAAACCCAAATTGGTCTGCTATTTCAAGTAGTAATAGCCCTAATTATCAGACTATAAATGATGCACAGACGTCAAATTGGGGTACAATAAACAACACACAGACCCCAGAGTGGGAAGATATTGCGGCTTAAATATGTTAAAAATAAACGAAGCTAAAGATTTAGGGGGTACCATAGACCCCAAACACGAAGTGGAAATTCTATGCGCTGCCTGTGGTTTTGACTTAGACGAATCTGAATTAGAAGCGGATACTTGTTCTGATTGCGGGATTTCGCTAAGTTTGAAACAAAATACTAAGATATATGCAACCAGTATCCCAGCCGCCGAAGGCGATACGTTAGTGTAGCAGCACCGGAGAATATAGATGGCTACTTATGATAATGACCTTAGATTAAAAGAAATCGCTACTGGTGACGAAGACGGTACTTGGGGTACTTCTACTAACGTTAACCTAGAGCTAATTGGTGAAGCCTTGTCTTATGGCACACAAGACTGCTTTGCCAGTGACGCTGATGCCACCACTACGGTAGCAGACTCCGCTACAGACCCCGCAAGGTCTATGTACTTTAAAGTAACTTCTTCTGCTACGTTGACCGCAACCCGCACGCTGACTATCGCCCCAAACACTATTTCCCGCGTTATGTGGATTGAGAATGCCACTACTGGTAGCCAAAGCATTACTATTTCTCAGGGTTCTGGCGGCACCGTCACTATCCCGACAGGGGACGTAAAAGTTGTTTACTTAGATGGCGCCGGAGCTGGAGCTGCGGTAGTCGATGCGTTTACCAGTTTAAACTTGGCAGATGTATCTAGCTTAGTAGCTACTACAGTAGACATAAATGGTGGGGCCATTGATGGAACCATTATTGGTGCAGCGAGTCCAGCCGCAGGTACATTCACAACAGCAACTGCTACTACAGGCGCTATAACCACCGTAAACTCAACGACTGTAAATGCCACCACAGTAGACGCTACTAGCGTAGAAGTAACCAATGTCAAAGCTAAAGACGGCACAGCTTCTGCTACTATTGCCGATTCTACTGGCGTAATGACTATATCTAGCTCTGTATTAACAACTACAGACATAAATGGCGGGACGATTGATGGGACTACTATTGGAGGTTCTAGTGCCGCTGCTGGTACGTTTACCTCCCTCACCGCTACAGGTGGTGGCTCTTTAACTGGCACTTGGTCTGACCTCGGTTCCGTAACTACAGTAGATATTAACGGTGGAACCATTGACGGCACTACTATTGGCGGTGCTACACCAGCAGCCGGAACTTTCTCTACCTTTGCCACAACTGGTGCCGCCACTTTAGGTGCTGGTACCAATTTAGGCTTTGATTCTGCTGCTACAGTTTCTCTTGACGTAGGTGACAGAACTGATGCTGTCCATGTCCCCGTAGGTACTACTGCTGAAAGACCAACTGCTGCTGCTGGTATGTTCCGCTATAACACTACATTATCTCAGTTCGAGGGTTACACAACTGAATGGGGTGCCATTGGTGGCGGTGGAACTAATACCTTTACTCGTGATGCCTTTACTGGTGACGGCTCAACTACTGATTTCACGCTGTCACAGGCTATAGATGACGAGAATGACTTAATTGTATTCAATGGCGGTGTATTCCAGAATCAAGATGCCTATACTGTCTCAGGCACTACCCTGACTTTTGATACTGCTCCTGCTAATGGCAATGTACTGATTGTTTATTCTGTAGCCGCAGCAGTCTCAGGAAATAACCTAAACCAAGATAGCTTTAGCGGTGACGGCTCTACTACTGCATTTACTCTGTCTATCAACCCAGTAAATGAAAATAACACTCAGGTATTCATTGATGGTGTATATCAGCAGAAAGATGCCTATAGCACTTCTGGCACTACACTAACCTTTAGTGCTGCTCCTGCCAGTGGTACAACTATTGAGGTTATGACGTTCACGCAGACCGAGATTAACGTACCTGTAGATGGCACAATCACGCCAGCTAAGATTGCTAGTGGTGACTTCTACTTTGATACTGACACGCTTTATATTGATGCTACTAATAATAGAGTTGGAATTGGCACTAGCAGTCCTAGCACTACACTTGATGTTGCTGGTGCTGGAAGTTTTAGCGACACTCTCACCGTAATAAACAGTAAGCTAACAAACATCTCATCTTACGATATGCTTGCTCTTAATGGGGCGACCTCATTCACCGGCACTTCTGGCGTAGCGGCTAGTAGTGGAAATGTTTTATACCTTGCTCCATCTGGAGGGAGTCATAAATTCAGAATTAATAATGTTGAGGTGGGAGGCTTTAATTCAAGTGGAGTGCTAGACCTTTCGCAAAACGGAGTTTACCTAGGCGGTACAGCAGCAGCCAACCTACTTGATTACTATCTTGAGTCTACTTTTACCCCTATATCAAGAGGCGGCACAGTGGCAGGGACTGGAACATATAGCCAACAGAATGGAACTTATACTCGTATAGGCAGACTTGTTGCTTTTAATGCTTGGGTTGAGTGGAATGGTCACACAGGCTCAGGGAATATGCGTTTAAGCATACCACTTGCTGGTACATCCTTTCAGTACCAAAGTATAACCTTAAACTATCAATATCAGCTCACACTTACCCCCAATTATTATGTTGTTGGCGGGTATATAGTGACATACGCGGACTATGCTGAAATTCAGCAGCAGCCCGTAGGTGGTGGGACTGTCAGCAGCCCTGCTCTCAACACAGCTACTCTTTGTGGTGTAATGTATACCGCAGCATACGAGGTATAAATATGAAACCATTTCTAATAACAGCAGAACCAATAGCCAACATTACATTGAAAGATGGTACACCAGAAGTCAGAAAACCAGCAGTCTTTGTTGTATACATGGATGATAAAGGGAAATGCCATACTGAGAAGTTTGAAGATGGTGATACTAGGCTTGCTACAGAGCCAGAGATTGTACAGCACTGTTTAAATAACATTAAGACTGTTAATGAAGCTACCGAGATTAAATGTATTGAATTCCACGCTATGCCTAGACGGGTCAAGTATGAAGGTGCTGGAATGAAAAGAACACCAGCAGGTTTTGAAAATAACCCTTTGTTCGGATGTTGTTCAGTGATGTATAAAGATAAATTAAATACGCCAATAATCGCACAGCCAGTTAAAAAGACTGAGACAGGTGAGATTGTTGAAGGTACAGACGCAGACTATGACCAGTGTGATTGTCCAGAATTAGCAGAGTTTACAAAAGCTATCCATAGAGATACAGGTGGTATTTATAAGGAAGCAGCTAGACTAATGCAGCTTAAAGATGAGCCTGATTACCAAGCTACTGAGACTGTAGAAGTCACTGAAGAAGTCACTGAAGTCATTGGAGACAAAGCAGTCATTAAGACAGTTACCAAGACTGTAGAGATTCCATTGACTGACCAGATACCTTGTGTAGACGAAGATGGTAATGGCATCTGTGATATTTGTAACACCACACATGAGAAGTTCCCGATTGTTAAGCCTAAGACGATACAAGTGCCTAGAATGATTGAAGGCAAGAAAGTATCAGAAGAAGATAAGGCTAGACTCGCTGAACTAATGGAGAAATTATAATGGCATTAACAAAAGTATCACAGCCTATGTCATCAACTCCGAGTATTGATGATAATGGTACAGCTACAGCGTTGACGATTGACAGCTCAGGATTCGTGGCTATTGGCTCAACTCCAAGCGCATGGCGAACTTCTTTTACTGACTACGCATTAGATGTCGGTACGCATAGCGCATTATATGACCAATTTGGCGGTAATACGTTCCTTGCAAATAATCTCTATCGTAATAACAGTGGCGCATTAACTTATAAAACAACCAATACTGCCGCTTATCTTGAATTTGGTGGTGGCGGCATGAGCTTTTACAATGCGCCTAGCGGAACAGCAGATACAACTGCAACTTTTACAAACAGAATGTCTATCGACTCCTCTGGCAATATTGCTCTTGGTGGTGGAACCATAAACACTGCTGCTAGTTATAGAACAGTAGATATTAATACTGGGACACCCGGCTCACTTTTGCGACTTAATGCAGCAAGTGGCGTATATCATAGATTTATTAATAATGGAGCTGATTTAAGTATTAGTGCTGATGATGGCAATACTGGCGCATCTACTAATATCTACTTTAATGTAGATGGAAATACTGCCATGCAAATCGACTCCTCTGGAATAGTGACGATAAGCTCAGGCTTTATTGGGGAAGGCGATACTACGCTTTTGTTTGCCTCTAGTGTAGATGCTATTGTACCAAGAGGAACAGGTGGCGCAGCAAGGGATAACGCTATTAGCTTTGGTAATGCGACTAACAGATGGAAGGATATATACGCCGCCAACGGAACTATTCAAACTTCTGACGAACGCGAGAAACAGGACATTGAAGAACTCAGCCAAGCTGAACAGAATGTCGCTGTATCTGCTAAAGCATTGTTACGCAAATTTCGCTGGAAAGATGCTGTAGCTGATAAAGGTGACGATGCCCGTATTCACTTTGGCATTATCGCACAAGACCTGAAAGCTGCTTTTGAAGCTGAAGGCTTAGACGCTGGTAGATATGCAATGTTTATTCACAACGAATGGTGGGAAACCTATACTGATGTTCCTGCTGTTGAGGCTCAAGATGCTGTTCTTGATGAAGATGGCAATGTTGTCACTGAGGCTGTAGAAGCTAAAGAAGCCTATACTCGAACAGACATATACAATACAGAAGAAGAATCACCAGAAGGCGCAGTTAGAAAAGACCGCATGGGTGTACGCTACTCAGAACTACTAGCATTTATTATTGCAGTAATTTAGGAGAATCACATGGCAAAAACAACAGTACCACAAGAGCTATCAAGCACTCCTAACATCACTGACAATGGCACAGCTACTGCTATCACTATTGACTCAAGTCAAAATGTCGGCATAGGCACTAGCAGCCCTGATGTATTTAGTCGTGCCTATACAGGTACAATTGTCGGCATAAGTTCTGCATCTGGTGAATCTGCTTTCATGATTAATTCTAGCGGAACTAATGTTGCAGCTTTGGAGCTAGGCAGAGCAGGAGCTAGAGAAACGCTAATTTATGATACTAGCACAGTTACACAAATAGGCTCTGTAACTTCTAAACCTGTTTTGTTTACTACAGGCGGCACAGAGCGTATGCGCATCGACACCTCTGGAAACCTGCTTATCAATGATACTAGCGGTTCTGGCGATAAAGTTTATGTTGGGGGTAAGGTAAGAGCTTCTGGTGGTTTTAAAATGGATGGGGGAACAGAAATTTTAGCCGTAGCAGCAGAAACTATGGGGTTTTATACCAATACCGGAGAACGTATGCGGCTTGACCCTTCTGGAAACTTGCTGCTCGGGACTACTACTAATCAAAATGGAAGCGGTGCTAGATTTAGTGTAGTTAATACTAACTCAACCTACGGCTATGGTTTTGGAACTGTATCATCTTTTTCACCTTTTTATGTTATACCCGGAGTAACTGGTGGAACAGGAGCTGGGGTTTATTTAGCTGCTAATGGTTCTTCATGGACATCTGGCTCCGATGAGACTCTCAAAGAAAACATAGAAGATATTGGAAGTGTTTTAAACAAAATATCTAGTATTAGAACTGTTAAATATAATTTAATTGGCGATGAAGATAAGAAAATAGGCTTTATAGCGCAAGACTGGATAAATGACTTCCCAGAAGTAGTAACTACAGATGAGCGAACAGGTAAACTTGGTATTCAATACACAGAAACAATAGCTGTACTTATGAAAGCCATCCAAGAACAGCAAACGATTATTGATGACCTTAAAGCTCGAATAGAAACCTTAGAAGGAGCATAGTCTAATGGCAACAGTTTGGACAATCGAACAACTAGAACGCAACACGGCTGATGGTGGAGTCACCACAGCTCACTGGAGAGCTACCCTGACCAGTGGCGATAACTCAGCAACCAACTATAGCTCTGTAGGCTTTAGCCCTGACGCATCTGCTGATGGCTTTGTAGCCTATGACAGCCTTGATGAAGCTACTGTTATCGGCTGGGTACAGGCTTCTGAAGGCATTGATGTTGACACTATTGAAGCTAACTTGCAGGCACAGATTGACGCTCTGGAGAATCCAGTCAGCGCAAGTGGCTTACCTTGGTAATTTAACTTAACAGGAGAATCACAATGGGAAAAGATAAAAAGACACCCATCACGATTGATGACAAAGAATACACGCTTGAAGATATGACACCAGAGCAACAGGCTATGGTAAACCATATTACTGACTTGGATAGAAAACTTCAGAGTGCAAGATTCAACCTTGACCAGCTACAGGTCGGCAAGAGTGCCTTTGTTAATATGCTAACTGAGTCTCTTAAAGACGAATAGATGAATGAAATGGATATTACTGTTTCTATTGATACCCTGCATTGCGCTGGGGCAGCAGACTGGTGACTTAAACACCAACAACGTCAATAGTACAGTAAATAGCGAAAACCCTGACAACTCCGTAGTTAATAACTTTAATGGGGCTGGCAGCGCATCACGGGTAACTCCCGTACCCTCCGCTATCACGCCGAGCTATATATTTAACGGCTCAGATAGCTGCTTAATTGGTACTGGCGCAGGGATACAGCTAGACGTACTAGGCTTTAGCATCGGTGGTTACAAGCAGGATGATGAATGTAATCGCAGGCGTGACGCTAGAGCTTTAAACGATTTAGGTATGCAGATTGCTGCCATCTCAAGGTTGTGCCAATCAGACGAGAACTGGGCGGCAATGTTTAAAGCAGGAACTTATTGCCCTGTCATGGTTAGAGGTAGCCTGATGGTAGGTCGGCAAGCGTACTTTGCGATGAGGCGTGACCCAGAGCTGCTGATACCAAACTATCGGCAGGACAGAGAATTTTACGATGCCGTGCTTGGCATAGGGGTTGAAGATGAAGAAAATACTAATGACACTCGCAGTATCTCTGAGCGTTTCAGGACAAGCATACGCTGATGAAATCTCAGACCTTGTTAATGCGAGTAATTCGCTCATCACTACGATGGATGCTGGACAGTATGCTGTCAGTGGTCTTGCTTACTATGCTGGTATTGGTGGGATTGCTGAGTCTAATACGATTGACTCCGGCATTATATCTCAAGCTCAGATGGATGCTTATAATTCTGCACTGGCAGATGTCCAGTCGGCTACCTATTACAATGCGCAGATGTTTTTCCAAGACCAAGCGGATGTTGCGCTTGAACAGATGAGCCTTGCCATTGATGACTTTGTAGATGCGACAAGTACAATGTCACAAGTTATCACAGTATTTAACATGGCATCTGAAGCCGCCACTACCGAAACCCAGCTTGCTCTACAGAGCTATGTGACTGATAACTCACTGGAGATTACTCAAGGTCAGGTGCTGGAATATAATGAGTCTTTGGAATCAGTACAGACTTACTCTCAGATGGCTGCTGCGTTTATACAGGCTAGTCAGAACGATTTTATTACTCAGACTGTTGACCAGCAGAGCCAAGACTTTAATGTTTCTTTATTTGAAACAACTGCAACCTACACGCAATCTACTGACCACCTGATGCTGACTTGGGCGCAAACTAATGAGTCTATGGGCTTTATGAACTTCTTCCAAAACGACATTAAATCTGCACTTGATGTAATGGGCGTAGGTCAGTCTATCTACGAAGGCAACAAGCTGTAATGCTTGATGATGCTGAGGTTAAAGTTGGCGGCTTCAAGCTCAAGGGTGCTTGGATTGTTGTTGCTTTATCCATCTTGACCCCGGTTGTTGGGGGCATATGGGCGGTTGCTGAGTTTTTTGGTCGGATAGATTCGCTGGAAAGCTCGGTTGATGAGTTTTCTATCCCAGACATTGCTCCTTTACAGGAACAGCTTTCCGTACTACGTACTGAACTTGATGACATGAAGCAGGACTTGGGGGGTACTGGAACTAGGTTGGATACTAGGATTGCAGTAATGGAAGACCAGCTAGAATCGCAGGATATATCTCAGCTACAAGGTCGATTAGCCGAGCTTGCAACTAATCTTCAAACAATTATGACTCAACAGCAGCAATTACTCGATTTACGAGATAGAATAGAGGAAGCTGAAAGAACAGTTACAGTAAACCAGCGGCTTTCAGAGGATACGCTAGAAGCCGTACAAGAATTTGCAGAAGATGTTGAACGCTTTGCACAGGAAGTCGACGATTTATGGGAAGCCTTTGATGCAGTCAGTAACCCTTTGAGGTAATTATGGACCAACAATCAATTATAAACTTAGGATTTAGTGTCATCGCTGCCGGTACTGGTTGGGTGCTCAAAACTATTTATGACGCGGTGAAGTCCTTAGAGAAAGAGGTCCATATCGACTATGTACGTAAAGACGACTATAAAGACGACATACATGAAATAAAAGAACTGCTAGGAGCTATCTTTAAAAGACTAGACAACAAAGTAGACAAGCGATGAAAACACTAATAAAAACAATAGGTAAAAAGGTTACTTACCGCCTCTGCTATATGTCTGACCTGCAAAGCGGCAGTTTATTTCTTGGAATACTTATACTAATTATCGTACTGGGGGTCCTATGAAATTCGGTGCAATTAAAAATCTAGTGGGTGCTGTAGCACCTACAATCGGTGCGGCACTGGGCGGCCCTGTAGGGGGCGCAGCCGCTAAAGTTATCTCACAGGCTCTTGGGTGCAAAGAAGACGAACGCAGTATTGAGCAGGCTGTACAGGCAGCAAGTCCCGAAGACCTAGCAAAAATACGCGAAGCCGAGCTTGAATTTGAATCAAAAATGGCGGAACTAAAAGTCGATGTTTTTGCCCTTGAGGCCCAAGACAAGCAGGATGCCCGTAAACACTTTGCCAAAGACTGGACTGCTAAGTTTATCGGTATATTAATGGTACTGTTTTTCTGTGCTTACATTGCTATGGTCACTATAATGCCTCCTGAGCAAAATTCTATGGAGCTGATTAACCTTGTACTTGGCTATTTAGGTGGACTTGTTAGCGCAGTTATTTCTTTTTACTTTGGCGCCTCACAGAAGCAGGATTGACAATGAGCGACAGAATATTACAGATACTACGAAGGCATGAAGGGGTAAAGAACCACGTTTATCTTGACCACCTTGGTTATGAAACTATTGGCGTTGGGCGCTGTATCAAAGAAGATGTGGGGCTAGGGCTATCAGAAGACGAGATTGACTACCTACTTACTAACGATGTGACCCGGTGCATTAACGAGCTAGGTAAGTCGTTTGCGTGGTTTTCTGACCTAGATAATGCCCGTAGGGATGCTATGATTAACTTGTGTTTTCAGCTTGGAATCACTAAACTTTTAAAATTCAAAAACTTCTTAGCCGAAATGGCTGAGGGTAACTACGAATTAGCTGGCCCGCACCTTTTGGACAGCTTGTATGCGAAACAGACTCCTGCTAGAGCCAACGAAGTCGCTGAGATGATTGTCTCTGGTAAATATCAAGATTGGTAAGGGTTATGTATGCCATACAAGAAGATACAAATACGCCCCGGAGTTAACCGAGAAAACACGCGGTATACCACTGAAGGCGGCTGGTATGAGTCCGATAAAATCCGGTTCCGACAAGGCTCCCCCGAAAAAATAGGCGGTTGGGAGCGTATTTCTACATACACTTTTCTTGGCGTATGCCGTTCTCTTTGGAACTGGGTAACTCTTGACGGTAAAAATCTTGTCGGTGTTGGGACAAATTTAAAATTCTACATTGAGCGTGGTACTGCCTACTACGACATAACCCCTATTAGAGCTACTACCGCAGCAGGAGATGTAACCTTTGCTGCTGTTAACGGCGATGCTACCCTTACTGTTTCCGATACTGCACATGGGGCGATTGTTGGAGATTTTGTTACTTACAGCGGCGCTGTTTCTTTAGGTGGGAATATTACTGCCACGGTCCTTAACCAAGAATACCAAATAGCTTCCCTAATTGATGACGATACATACACGATAGAAGCCAAAGACACCTCTGGAGCTGAGGTACTTGCAAACGCTAGTGACACAGGCAATGGTGGAGCTTCTGTTGTTGGAGCCTACCAAATAAACATAGGTGGGGAGATAAGCACACCAGCAGTCGGTTGGGGTAGTGGGTATTTTGGTTTTGGCACATGGGGTATCGGTGGTTCAGCCAGCGTACAGATTAGGCTTTGGAGCCAAGCTAATTTTGGAGAAGATTTAATTTTTGCTAATAGATATGGGGATATTTATTACTGGGATGCGACAAACACGGTTAGTACCAGAGCTGTTTATTTATCCTCATTAGCTGGTGCTTCTGATGTACCTACCATAGTTAACTCTATATTTGTGTCTGATATAAGCCGGTTTGTGTTTGCCTTTGGCGCTAACGAAGCAGGGTCTGCCCCAATAGACCCAATGCTAGTACGTTGGTCTGACCAAGAAGATGCTGCCAACTGGACCCCAGCAGCTACGAACCAAGCGGGCAGTTTGCGTTTATCTCATGGTAGTGAAATAGTTACCGCCGCACAGGCACGACAAGAGATTCTAGTATGGACTGACTCAGCCCTGTACGGCTTTCAGTATCTCGGTGCGCCGGAAGTGTGGGGGGCACAGCTCCTTGGAGACAATATTTCCATCGCCAGCCAAAACGCTACAGCGTATGTAGGTGCGGCTGCTTTCTGGATGGGTAGAGGCAAGTTTTATATGTACGACGGTACAGTTAAACCGCTTATTTGTAATGTACGTAAATTTGTTTTTAACGATTTTAATGATGCTCAGTACGCTCAGGTTGCGTGCGGTACGTTAGAAGAGTTCCACGAAGTCTGGTGGTTCTACCCATCTGCGGGCTCTGACACTATCGACAAATACGTTGTATATAACTATGTGGAAAACATTTGGTACTACGGCACAATGGCACGTACTGCATGGCTAGATAGCGGGCTAAGAGACAATCCGATAGCGGCAACCTACAATAATAAGTTGGTCTACCATGAAGTTGGAACCGATGACAATGAAGGGGTAAGCCCAGTACCTATTACAGCTTATGTTACTTCTTCTGAGTTTGATTTAGACGATGGGCATCAGTTTATGTTTATTAACCGGATGCTGCCTGACGTTACCTTTGATGGGTCCAGCACAGATTCCCCGGCTATATCTATGACCCTATCCCCACTCAAAAACTCAGGTGCGGGTTATACGTCACCTGCATCTACTGGTGGCAACAGTTCAGCTACAGTAACACGTACAGCTACGGTGCCTATTGAGGAGTTTACCGGGCAGGTCTATGTGCGTGTGAGGGGTAGGCAGATGGTTATCAAGGTAGAGTCTACCGCCGCGGGTGTAGCATGGCAGTTAGGTTCACCGAGGTTTGATATGCGACCAGATGGTAGAAGGTAGTTTTTGTGGCTATAATCAGTGAATTTACAAGGCGTGTGGCGCCACCAGCATTACCGGAACCGCCTGCACAGTACGCCAAAAGGTATAACGATGAGTTCAACAATGTACTCCGACTTTATTTTAACCGACTTGACTCGGTACTGAGAGAACTTATGGCAAGCACTGGCCCATACCCCATGTACCCCTCTGGTCCTTACGCAGATGCGTTTGGGCGTGCTCGCATCAGCGAGCCTTTTACCTTGTTCGATAGCCAGAACCGCTATGATGCTTCTGGGGCTTTCGATACTAGCGCTTCTGGCGGTGGGTCCACCACGTATGTTGTAAACGAAAGCACTATTGAGCTAGATGTGGGTACGGTATCTGGGGATGAGATAATCCAAGAAACCTTTAAAGTATTCCCATACCAGCCCGGGAAAAGCCTGTTGGTTATGAATACCTTTGTAATGAATGAAGCTAAAGCAAACTTGCGGCAGCGTGTTGGGTATTTTGGAGCACAAAACGGCGTATTCTTTGAACTGGATGACACCACAGTAAACCTCGTTATGCGTAGTTATGTGACCGGAAGCGCCGTAGATACTAAGGTAGCCCAAGCCAGTTGGAACGGGGATAAGCTCAATGGTACCGGGGATAGTGGATACACGCTGAACCTTACACAGGCACAGCTATTTTGGCAGGATTTTGAGTGGTTGGGTGTTGGGTCTGTTCGATGTGGGTTTGTCATTAACGGGCAGTTTATTGTGGCGCATACCTTCCATAACGCTAATATTAACAACACGGTGTATATGACGACTGCTGTACTACCCATCCGGTATGAAATTACAAATACTGATACTACGGCTTCGGCATCCACCATGAAGCAGATATGCTCTACTGTTATTTCTGAAGGGGGTTATCAGCAGACGGTACCGAAACAAGTGGCGCGTAGGACCGCAGACACTACTGTAGGTACGTCGTTTGAACCCTTGGTTTCTATACGTTTGGCCTCTGACAGACTGGATTCAGTGATTATCCCAGCGGGTATCCCCGTGTTGCCTTCCGGTTCGAGTCCGGCTTATTACGAAATTGCTTTGATAAAAAACCCCACACTGACTGGTGCCTCATGGGACACTACTACGTTCCCCAGCGTAGACTATGATGTTTCTGCTACTGCACTTTCCGGGGGCAATATTGTGGATTTGCAGTATATCAGCGGCACTAACCAGAGTTCTTCGGGTATAAGCACCGAGTTTAACTATAACTTTGACTTGCAGCTTGGGCGTACCATAGGTGGGACTAGCGATATTCTTACTCTCGCAGCCCGTGTGTTTACCGGTACAAGCGATATTATTGGTTCGCTTGAATTTTACGAGCTGGCATAGGTGACTTATGGCTTCCGGTGACGACCAAGGATTTTTTGAGCGGGCTTATAACAAAGCTGCCGCTGGCTTGGCTGCATTGCCTCTTAACCCGTACGTACAGGGAGGTAAAAACATAGTAGAAGCTGTGCTAAATGCACCAGCTCTTATACGAGATGAATATACATTTAAAACCAAAACCCCGGGCGCTCCTCCTTACAGCACTGCCCCTGTATCAAGAGCTGAAAATGCAGGATACACAGTTTTTAGTTCGCCTAGTGACTACGGACTTTGGGACATCCCAGACTTAGCCTACATCGAAGAACTGATTAGGGATGCAGAGCGTAGCCAGCCTGTTACAGCACCTACCCCGGCGCCTGAACCCACACCTGAACCAGCGCCAGAAGATGGCGTAGTTATAAGGGACGGTAAGCCGTACCGTTATGAGACTAATGCTGAGTACGCTAGTCGTGTACTGGAAGCACTTGAGCGTTATGGGGATTACCCCGGTGGGAAGATATTAGTCCCTATAGATGAGCCTGTTGTCCCACCCGTGGAAGAAGAACCCGGTGGCGGTGGTTCTGCTACTGATGGTGGCGATGCTGGTGGTGATGCTGGTGGCTCTGGTGACTCTGGTCGCTCAAGCGGTTCTGGGCAATCCGTCCCCCCTCCCACTACTGATTCATCAGGTACTGTAGATGTGGGTGTGGAGTTACCCGGTAGTGGTACATATGACCCTAACCAGCCTTGGTGGAATATCTTCCTCCCAGAAAATATGCCCGATTTTAATATACCCCCAATAATATATGACCCTAGCAATGGTGGTACTGGTGGAGATGGTGGTACTGGTGGAGATGGTGGTACTGGTGGAGATGCTGGTACTGGTGGAGATGCTGGTACTGGTGGAGATGCTGGTACTGGTGGAGATGCTGGTACTGGTGGAGATGCTGGTACTGGTGGAACAGATACTACTAATACAGGTGGTGATGGCGGTGGTGACGGTACTGGAAGTGGTACTGGGTCGGGCGATGGTTCAGGTGATGGCGAAGGTGATGGGGAAGGTGACGGGCAAGGTAGTGGTGCTGGAGATTTAGCGACTATGCTGGCTTTGCTCCAACCCCAGTACCGCACCGTTACTGAGGAGCCCGGGGATGTAGTGGACATCCAGTACCTCTACGATATCGGCGGAGAAAGCATCTTTGCCCCAAAACTGCGGGATGAAAACGAAAACGCAACACGACCCTATGTCTACGCAAAAAGCGGTGGTATGATACAAGAACCTTATTTAGAACAAATTTTACGATTATTGGGTGTTTGATATGGGATGG